TATGCTGGTTCACTGCGAGCGCTGAAGCTTACTGAAGGTGCTGCCATTGCCAGTCTGAATGTAGGTGATAGCGGTCTTGATGGTATCGGCGGCCCTGCCTTGGCATCACGTCCACTGGCTAACACCCCGATATTTGAGATGATCCCCATTCGTCAGGGTCGTGGCTGGACTCGTTTAGAGATTGCCCAGCTGAATGATAATGATGTTGGCGGCTCTGTGATCGGCAATAACCGGGCAGGCAACCAAATAGTATTAGGCGAACAGCTGACGCTACGTAAAACGTCAGGCGGCTCTCCTGATGACTCGTTTAGGTTTGTAAACTATTTCGACACTTCGGTTAATATCCGCGAGTACTACGACAACAACCTTCGCAAGCGTTATGGTCAGTCTCGATTGACTGATGGCAGTCCTGTAGCGGGTCGGCCAATGGCCAATAAGCGTAACATCGAAGCGGCTTTGATTGAGTTCTACGACACGCTGAGCGGGCCTGAGTTCGCATTGACCCGAGCCGGCGAAGAGAATCGAAACTTCTTCATTCAGAACCTGGTTGTTATTCTCGATCTTCAAACCGGGACTGTTACATGGTCGGCTAAGTCTCCGATTGTTACTCAGATTCGCACCATCAACGGTAACATCCAAATTGCTTTCGCTATCAGCGAAGGCGAATTCCAAGTATAAGGGGCTGAAACAATATGGCTATTTCCAATCCAGAAGTCGTTATCAACGGCGAACCGTTCCCAATTGTTCCTAACTCCTTCGAATTCGATGAGGGTGAGGCCGAGGCAATGGTGCGCGCTGCTGTTATCGGTGATACTGTCACTCAGGAATACAGCGAGAACGTCGAAGAGGCATTCAGTGAATTCAAGTTCTCTGTTTACCCAAGCGTTGAGAATATCGAAAAGCTGCGTCAACTGCGCGCCAACAAGAACACCAACACCGTATCTGCTACGGCTGGCGAGATTGTTCGAGGCGTAGAAAAGACTTTCCGTCGGACTTTTAAGAATGCCGGTATCAGCACCAAGATCAATAAGCCACTGGGCGCTGACACTGTGATCGAAGTCAACTGGAAATCGGACGCGGCGGTATAAATGGATATTGAACTGAAGCACGGCTTTAAGTACCACCACGACAACGAAGAGGTCGAGGCCAAATTTATCACCATTTCCGCCTTCACCATGAAGCAGATGGGCATGGTGGCTCCGGTCAAAGAAATCGTTATGAAGGCTATGGGCCGACTGGTCGAAGGCATCCAGCTGTCAGAGTCGGATGTTGAGGCGGCAAAGGCTAAGGCCAAGAAAGAGACCGAAAAGGTTGATGCTGATGAGCTGATGGCCGTAATTTCAATGAACTGCGGCGAGGGTGATCTGGCCAAGCTGTTCGCTTATATGCAAAAGCTTCTGACATCTGGTGTTGCATATATCGATGCAAGTGACACCAAGTTCACAGGTATACATATTAACGACTTGAACCCAGAAGATTTTGAGAATCTGTGCGGGGAATATATCGGAAATTTTATTACCTGATAGGTCAGGAACAGAGCTACGATGACTTATTGTTGGAATGTTACAAGGTAGCGAGGTATGCACAGGGCGGCGCGCCTGTTGAGTACTTAAAGAACCTTCCGCTTGATGAGCTGCGGCTAGAGATTGGCATAGTCAGTAAAGCAGCCGAGCAGGAAAAAATGTTAATTGATGCGGAGACAGCCTAGTGTCATTCGATATTTCCTACATCTTCACAGCGAAGGACAAATACAGCGCCGTAGCTCGAAAGATTTCCCAGTCCAATGAGAAGCTAAAGCGCTCTGCTGATAGTGCCGCCAAGGCTTACAAAAACAAGGTAGTCCCGGCAATGCGCAGCGTTCGCAATGTCGGTCTCGGTATGACGGCGGCAATCACAGCGCCCATTCTCCTGGCGGCTCGATCCGCTGTAAAACTTGCTTCTGATGCTGAGGAAACCCGGTCTAAGTTCGCTACTGTATTCAGAGATCTGGGGCAGGGGGCAGAAAATACAGCTGACTCCTTTGCTAAAAACTTCGGTCTTGCTGGTACTACAGCGCGCAAGCTGGTTGGCGATACTGGCGATCTGCTAACCGGATTTGGATTTACCCAGGAAAAGGCCCTTGAACTTTCGAACCAAGTTAATGAGCTGGCTGTCGATCTTGCCTCTTTCACTAACTTTTCAGGTGGTGCAGAGGGTGCCAGTGCTGCACTTACTAAAGCGTTGTTAGGTGAGCGTGAATCGCTCAAGTCGTTAGGCGTTGCTATATCGGAAGACCTTGTAAAGAAAAAGGTAGCCACTCTTGTTGCAGAAGGCAGCAAGTTTGCAAGCCTGGCAGAAGCCAAGGCTGTTGCCACCCTGGCCATTGCTGTTGATCAATCAAAGAACGCTATCGGAGACTATGCCAGAACAAAGGCGAGCGCTGCCAACACGTCAAGGCTATTGAGCGAGAAAACAATCGAGCTTAGGGAAAAGTTCGGCAAATTCCTGCTACCTGTGCAGATCAAGGTAACAAAAGCTCTGATTTCAATGATTGACGCTATGAACTCACTAAGCCCCTCGACCAAGAAGATTATCTTGGTTGTTGCTGGGGTGCTTGCTGTAGCCGGGCCTCTTCTTATTGCCCTTGGCAGTATTGCTTTAATCCTTCCGGTAATTGCTGCCGGGTTTGCCCTTATATCGCTTCCTGTATTGGCTGTTGTGGCTGCTGTTGGAGCTGCTGTCGCGGCATTTGTATGGCTTAAAACAAACTGGATTGATGTGTCAAATGCCATTGGCGGAACTATTGAGCAGATAGGAATCAATTTCTCGTTATTGTGGAAAGACATTACTGATGGATTCAAGTCGTTTATATCGTTCTTTATGCCTGCCATTGAGAATCTGTTGTTCCCTATTCAGCAGGTTATGAAGTTTGGCTCATTCATTGGCGATACGGCAGGTAGTCTTTTTGGCGGAGGGCCTGCTACGGCATCTCCGGCAGTCGCAACAGCTAACGCCAGGGCTACTGTTAACGGCGAGATCAAGGTGAGCGCCAGCGAAGGTAGCCAGGTTGATTCTGTCGAGTCGAGCAATGCGTTTAACGGCGCTCAGGGTAATATCGGGCTTGGGGCGGCGGCATAATGTTAGAAAAGTTAAACGTCGCCTCATTCAAAGGTGTTCGGTTTCCATGTAATGAGACCACCACCACTGCCGGGCGGGCTAAGATCAAGCATGAGTTCGCCAACAGCAATAAGAACAATATCGAGGATCAGGGTGGGATCCCCAGGGTATACCAGCTAACCGCCATTATCACTGGCGAAGACTATGAGATACAGCGCGATAAGCTGTTAAAGGCTATCGAGTCGGCAGGAGCGGGTGTATTGATTCACCCATTCTATGGTCGGGTTGAAAACGTTGTTGCCATGCCGGTGACGTACAGCGAATCAATGCGTCGTCTTGGCCGCGTAGAGATTCCAATTACCTTCGAGATTTCAGATTCTGAGGGGATCCCGGCAGTTACTCAAAGATCATCGAGCAATATTAGCAACCTGAAAGATTCGCTGATTACTGCTACAACTGATGATTTCGCTAATAAGTACGAAGTCACAAACAGCTTTACAGGTAATTTCCAGGCGGCACAGGAAAAGACGGCAGAGTTTGCCGGGGCTGTATCTGAGGCGGTAACACTCAGGACGGCTGGTAACAAAGTGGCCGAGTACCGGGCAGCGCTAGATACATTTAGCCGCAATATCAACACGATTACCGGCTCGCCGTCCGCTCTTGCGTCTAGTGTCACGGCACTTGTTAACGGCATATCTCAGCTATATGACACCGCAGAGGAGACTATTGACTCTGTACGCAGGCTTACTAATTTCGGAACCACTGACGCTGACTCTGTAGCGACCACGGCAGGACTGATAGAGCGAAAAAGGAATAATCGAGCGTTCAATGACGCGGTTCAGGCCACTGCATTGGGCGTTAGCTATGAATCTGCCACATTGGCTGAATATCGCACTGTTGAAGATATTGATACAGTATCCCGGTCATTAGAGGCGGTCTACGCAAGACTAAAATCAAGCGACATGAACCAGGCATCACTAAATGCGCTTGATGAGATCCGTACAGCTACAAATCAGCTATTGAGTGAGCAGAAGCTTAGCGCTGCCAGTATTGTCCAGGTGGAGACCGTGAGCCGACCAGTTAGACTGCTGTCGTTTGATTACTATGGTGAAAGCGCCAGGGCTGAGGAGCTGATCGGCATTAATGGCGATGTGAACACGTCCTACTATGAGGGCGAAGTTGGGGTAT